CGAAAGTCATGGAGGAACAGTAAGCGCTGTCAGTACCTTAGGGGCAGGCAGTACTTTCAGCTTTACGATCCCGCTGCGGCCTTCGTAAAATAAATAGGCAAACAAAAAAGCTCACTTCGCAAGAAGTGAGCTTAAATTTCTGGTGGCCCCGGCAGGATTCGAACCTGCGACCTTTTGATTCGTAGTTATTTTACCATATTTTTTTGAATGGCCTGACATCTAGCTTTAGCTGGAAAATGTTGATTTTACTGTATTTTTGCTTTTAATACAAGAGAACAGTTTAGAACCTAACAGTTTTCTTTGGATGTCAAAGTGGATGTCAAAAGATGTCAGATGTTAAAACGTTTTTCCGCGCTCTCGACAGCTTCGATGATACCATCTTGCATAGATGCGGAATTATGAACGTAGGTATCCATCGTAAAAGCGGCGCTGGCATGACCAAGGCGGAGCTGGATTTTTTTAGGACTCAAATTTCCTTCTGCCAAAACTGTAGCGTGAGTATGACGGAAACTATGCATACAAGTACGGTCTGGAAGATCAAGCTTTTTCCTGAGCTTGGTCATCATAGAAGTGATATAATCCGGACGTAATGGTTTAGATAAATCAGTGGGGCTTCTGAAAATATAATCTGATTCATTCCAGGGCAAGCCTGCTCTGAACAAATTTCTTCTCAAAATCTTTTTCCACTCAAGCAACTTTTCTATAGCGGTGTCGGATAGAATAAGCTCCCTTTCTCCGTGCGGACTTTTGGTAGTACCTTCAAATAAGCCTTTTTCTTTGGTCCTTTTCAGGGATTTTTTTAACTTTAGTATTTTTTCATTTGGGAAAAATTTATTCCAGCGCAGGGCGCATAATTCACCGCGACGAGCACCGCAATCGAAACCCAAAAATAAAATGTAATACATTTGAGTATCTTTTACTGTATTCATCAAAGCAGTATATATTTCAGGGGTGAGCAGTGCTGCCGGTTTTGCTTTGGCTTTTGGTTTACGGACAAATTTACAGGGATTGTCGGTTATGACCTGCTCGAAGACAGCTTCGGAGAAAATAGAATTAAGAATAGTATAGGTGTACTCTTTTGTACGATCTCCTTTTATTTGCCTGAGAATATTTTTGATGTGAAAAACTTTTATTTCTGACATTTTTATTTTCTCTGGCAAATATGGTAAAATATGATTAGTAATAATGTTTTTATATGATTCTTCGGTGACTTCATTTATCTGTTTATATTCACGCTTGGTTTTTAGACATTCTAAATACCAATCTGAAAAAGTGGCATCCTGCAGAAAAAGAATTTGATTTTTAGCAGCCTGGAGAAGTTGTTTTTTTTCAAATTCTATTTCTGCTTCACTATATCCATAAACATATTTACGTTCTTTTTTACCGGTAAAGATGTTTTCCACATAAACGGATGATTGAAGTCGCCCATCTTTTCTTAATGTTGACATATGATCGCAGCTCCTTTCTTTATAATCTTATGTTTGCTTAATAATCGTGAAGTGAAACAGCCAACCTCAAATGGTTGGTTATTTTTTTACCTTATCTGTAAGCATATTTACATGGGGACAATTTGTCCCTATGTAGACACCTAATTCCGAAAATTAAAGGTCGATGACCCATTTTTGCATGTTAACTCTACTTACTATTTTCCTCTGCCAGCTTTTGTTTTAAACGCTCTTTAAATGTCAGCTCAGGTTTTGGTGCATTAGGATCTATTGGCTTTAATTTTCCGCTTTCAACTGCGTCAAAATCTTCATAGGTAAGCTTAGTGATTAGTCTGATTTCTTCAAGCTCTTCCGCAGGTAATTTTTCCGGTCCTTGTTCTTTGTCTTTCATGTAAAATTGAAACCAAAGTTGATCTTTGAAGTTGGTGATTTTACTAACGACTTCCGGTGGAATGAGAAAATCAGCAACGGCCATATGTTTTGCTGGACGAATGGTATAGGTGGGAGCAGCAATAATTTTTTCAATGGTATAAGTAACTCCGTCAACAATAACATCTGCTTTATTTTCAATTATACGCTTATGAAATCCTATGCCTTGATATTTGATTTGAACGTGGCAAAATGAAGAACCATCATCACGAACAGTTTTCATAAAATCAATAGTTGAAGAATGGCGCCAGTGCATTACATTTTTGTATGCACGGTAAATAACAGCATTTTGCGCATTGTCAACAGCACATTCAATTTTCGCAAAAGCAGGAACTGCAAACAGCACGGTAGCAGTTAAAGCCATAATTAAAGTTTTTTTCATAATTTCATCCCCTTAAATATTGCCCGGCATATAGCCGGGCTTTTTTATTTATTTGTCTGGTGTGTGAAAATGTAACACTTTAGTGCAGGGATAATGCCGGCGAGTTACATTTTCCGAAGTCGACCCTCGTAGCTGGTAATCCCCATATTTTTAAAAATAAGTCCGTTAAGATAACCTACCGCGTTTAAAAACTGATCATGTGGCAGTGATCGCAGCAGGTTGATAATAGAGCGTTCTTCTTCATTAAGAGTATTCATTTGTAATAGCCTCCTTTATTTTGTGCCCGTAGCGGGCAGGCTGACAGAGTTCCTTCTATCAATAAAACTGTCCATGATGCCGAAAAGGAGCATTTGGTCATCATGGCTTAGTTTTCTAAATTTTTCAAGGAAGGTTTTTTCATCGTTTGCCAATTCTAAGGAAGTGTCCCTATTTGTCTCCCAACCCATAAGTTCGGTAGGCGAACAATCAAAAAGTTTTGATAATATTATAATTTTGTCATAATCAATAGTTGTTATTTTTCCTGATTCATATCTTTGGGCTGTAGCTTCTGAAACCCCCAAATGCAAAGCAATATCTTTTAAAGTGAGTTTTTTTGTTAGTCTGTATGATTTTATTCGTTCTCCAAGCTTCATTGTAACAGCCTCCTTTTAGTGCAATTATACCAATAGTTTACACAATCTGCAAGAGAAAAAAGGAAAAACAAACAAAAACTTGCATAAAATGTATTGACATTAAAACCGATTAGCGTTATTATACTTACATAAAATGCAAGAAGGAGGCGGAGGAAATGAACCAATATATTGTTGATACTGATGCTATTAAAATCATTATGATTAAGAAAAAAATAAAGTCCCAGATGGAATTGTCCCGTCGGTCGGGGATTAATCGCAATGTATTAAGCAATGTTTTGAACAATAAAAAATATCCATCAAGTACAGTTATGAATAAACTTATTTCTGCTCTTGATATAGACCAAGACACTGCTGGGAAAATTTTTTTTGCACATGAACTTACTTAAAACGTAAGATTATATAAATGTTAAGGAGGTGCAAAATGAAAAAAGAAAAAAGCCCTGCGGACAGGCAGGGCGAGAATAGGCGTATGCTGGTCCATACAGATTATAAGACTGTGTGTGAGACATCAAAAAATCGCGTTAACAAAAGTATCACAACTATAGTATTAGGTATATTAAGGGAGGTATAAATATGAAGTTAGATGCATCCAAACAATCAAATGTTAGACAAACTTTACATGGCAATCCTCAAAGAACGTTTCGATCTTACGTACGACAGACTGAAGAAGTTGTTGTGAAGGCAGTTCGATTATCATGTCTCCGTCGGAACAAAGATCATCAAAAAAATCTAATTGATCTTCTGCTAAATCCTTGACTGTAGCAAGAAATTGGATAGAATCCAGGTCATTCTCTTTACCGTTTAACTGGTCATAAACTTTATGTAAATGTTGCAATTGAAGATTTTTTTCACTGTTGGATAGTGAATCGTCTTCTGTAGTGTATTCTATTGCTTCCTGTATAAGCGGGTTGATTACAAGAATTTCTTCATCAGTTATGCAGATTGTTACTTCTGTTTTTTTAGTATCCATAAAAATACACTTCCTTTAACAATAAAGTCAGGAATGGCAGTTCCTGCTGATTCACATTATAGCATTAATAAGAGTTAGAAAGAAGGTAAAAAATGGACAGTGGATATTTAGTACCACCACCGCTTCCACCAGGAGTTCGTAATGAAGTGGCAGCAATTATGGATAAGTACAAGTTAAATGAAGAATCGCGCCGCGAATTGCTTTTAGCTGAACTTAGGAAAATAGATAAAGAAAATACAGTAAAGAATTTCCCTGACAAAGTATATGAACTGATAGCAGAGGTCAGAAAATTAAGAGTTACCATATCGGCTGTTGCCTTCATAGCTGTAGCAACAGCCATATATATAAGATAAATTTGCCGCTGTTTTAAAATAGCGCAATAAAAAAGAAACACCCGCCTCTACCGTGGAAAGTTTAGCGAGTGTTTCTTGTGACCAGCCGAAGCTGACGAGAACATTATAACACGCTTCGACTGGTATATCAACTTTGAAAGAGGGATATACCATGGAAAAGAAACAGTTAAGTGCTGCTCAAATTAAGGCTTTACTTACTCTTATTAAAATAGTGAAGAGTATGCCGGAAGAAGAATTTATAAAAAGATATGCCAGCTTACCGGAAGATGGGCTGGTTGAACAATATTTAGCCGAAAAAAACAGGCAGGAAGGGGATGGTGAATAATGATGCCTGCAGAGATACCGATTTGGAGAAAAATTGCGTTATCACCGGAAGAAGCAGCCAGTTATACGAATTTGAATGTCAAGCTGATCCGTGGCTTAGTCGCTTTGGCGGCAGCAGGGAAAATTGATTTTCCTGTGTTCTATTCGGGCAAAGCAGTTAAAATACCAAGAGCCTCTTTAGAACAATGGGTTATTGAAGCTGGCGCCGATCATCACAGGTTTGATTTACAAATGGTCGAACGGATGCTGAAAAATTCAGAAGAAGCAGTAGCAGGGAAACGTGGAAGGCCTAAAAAAACGCGGGAGGCGGTGCCGGTATTATGAAAAAACCAAATGGATGTAAGGCTTTAAAGATTATTCTGGAAGATCAATTTATTAAGGTAAAAGCGGCAAAGATTATCAGCTTTGGCTCCGGTCATAAAGTTATTTTCGACAAGCCGATAAAAGTGAATAATCGTAGTATTACAGGTTGGTACTTTTTGAATATTATGGCCTATGATGTGCGGGTAGGTGACATTATGAGATTTGAGTTTGTCGAAAATGGTTTATATTTTGAAGGCGTGGATCTGGCGAAGCGAAAAATGGAGGGGTGAAGAATGTTGGAAAAAACGTACGTTATTGGGGGAGAAAATGCTGGGGGATTTTGGGCGCCGGAAAAGCTTATACCAATACCAAGACCATTAATAGCTGAAGAACTGGAAGCAAAAGAACGATTAGAAAATGTTATGAATTATTATAAACTTGATGAAAATATTAGGTATCGTCTTTTGAAGGGGATGATTGAGAATATCGAACGGAAACGAAAAGATGAGCGGGAAATGAATCTTTTGCCATATAGAGTTGAAAGAATTGAAGAAGATATGAGAAGTCAGCTGCGAGAATACAAAAGCCGTTTGGTTGCGGTCGAAATAACCTTAACAGTTACTGCTGCATTACTTATGTTGAAAGCGATACATTGGTGGGTTACAGGAGCATGAAAGGAGCTTGGATATGAATGAAATTTATTTGTGGTATTTAGCGGCAGTAGACGGCATTTGTTGGGTATTGAATAGTATTGCCAGGCGACCGGCATTATGGGTATGTGGATCGGCGGCGGTACTATTGGCGGCATATTTGATTTATAAAGTTGGTTTTGCTGATGGGATGGTGAGCAGGCTATGAAAAAGCCTAAGCCTATATGGCAAGAATACTTAGAGGCCTGTTTATTAGGAATTGTAATAGTTGCAGGTGGTGTTTATATAGCTATCATAGCGGCTGTTATGACTGTAGGAGCTTTGCGATGAAGGGCAAAGAAAAAGAGCCATTGAAGCGGTAACTTCAACAGCTCTAGGTGGACAGTAAATTTACGCAATATGTTTAACGTCCGTATTTATTTTAGCATAAAGAATGATATTGGACAATCTAGTTTAAGCGGAATGGAGCGATATAAATGGAACAGCGTTATTTAAATAAAAAATCTTTAGAGGAATTATTAGAACTTGTCAAAGCTAAGGCGTATTACCAGAAACAACTTGATGAGTTATCACGTCTAAAAGAAAAAATTAGGAGAAGTAAAAAACACAGCATTGATCTTATTATCTCATATGAGGTAGGACCTGAAATTGGTGATCATAAAATGGAAGAATTTGCAGTGAAAAAGGCTTCTAATTCATTGGTGGATTACTTTGAGATGATACCAAACAGAGTAATTGAAGAATTACAAACTGAATTGTTAAATATAGTTTCGTCTATAGAATCATACCTTTGGGATCGGTTTGGTTATACCGATGATGAAGCAGCAATGAAAGAAGCTGAACTGCAGGACAAAATAAATCAATTTATGTTTGAAAAGAGCATGCAAATTGAAATTTCTCCGAACGCAACAAGGAGATTTTTCGATGCAGGGACTTCTATACGGAAAATGTTAGAAGCAACACTGAGCAAAAGGACAGATGGAAATGATAATGGTGGAGGGAAGCAAGATGAGCAAGTCTAAATGTAGCCGCTGCGGCAAGAGACTACGGGCTGGGGATTGGATGCTTGTTTATGATCAAGGACAAAAATGTGCAGTAAAAGTTTGCAGGGACGACAGAAACTGCATTGCCAAGCAGAGGGGGACGCCGCTGCCTGGCCCAGAGCAGAACAGAATGATCAAAGATTATCGAGGTCTCTGATATGGCAAGGAAGAAGAAACTTTCTAATCTAACGAATAACCATAACGTAAACTTAGGAACTTTGATACCAGAGATTGTTTGTCAAGAATGTGGAAAGTTAAAATGTTTGCCGTGGGGAACGAATTTAACAGATTATGCATATAAAAAACAGCATGGTTACAAAAGCGGCAGGTCAAGAATGGAATATTACTGTTCATATACTTGTTATCGTAAAGCCATTGCCAAGGGCAAATAGGAGGATAATTGAGATGCGCAAGGCCGATTATAAAGTGTCCGCAAAGCCAGTAAGGATAAATGGCTTCTGCAGTATATGCAAAAAAGAGACGAATAATGGTTATTGTTATGTCCATCCTTATGGGCATAGAGAATACTTGATCTGCCCAAACTGCTTAATGTATGGTGATGATTCTATAGTAAAAGAAGCCAGGATAGAGTTAAGAAATGGAGGGCAGAAAAGATGATCCATAAATTAAAAATATTACCAGAATTTTTCCCGTTGGTGGAGAAGGGAAAAAAGAGATTTGAATTGCGCAAGAATGATCGTAATTATCAGGAAGACGACATTTTATTACTGCAGGAATATTTTGACGGCGAATATACTGGTCGCCAATGCGTAGTAAAAATAACAAATGTTTTTGGCAGTAATAACGAAGAAAGTCTTTGGCCAGAGTTAAAGAAAGAAACTATTATCTCAGACCAGTGCGTCATTTTATCAATCAAGAAAATCAATGTACCTATTGAGATATTAATGGAGATTGAAAGGCCAATGGAGCAAGGGTATACCAATAGTTTTTATGGCGAAGAAGTGGATGCAGAGGCAATAATCGTTGAAGACACTAAACAATTAGGAGAAGGAACGGCGGCGTTACCTCCACCGCCTAATCCGTGGGCATCTAAAAACCGTAAGCAGACTGATGATTCCGACAATGATGGACAGTAAAATTTTTGAAAAAAGCTTTGATGCTTGGAATCTTGCAACAGTAACTTCTACGGTTTGGGGCCCTGAAAGTAATATGGCCCAAAAAGCTCAAAAAGATTTTTACCGTTTGCTTATGGCTATGGATGATCAAACAAAACTAGATTTTTTTGAATACTTAGAGAAAGTTAAAGTACGATTAGATTCATGGGGATAAAGTTTATGACGTAGTTGTAATTATGAAAATTAAAGCAATAACACCAGAAGATATTGACAAGCTGAACACTAATAAGTCAGAACCGTTTTGATATACAGTCAGCTTTAGGAGGTAGGCAATGAATAAAATCATATGCGGCGATGCACTAACCGTATTACGTACTTTAACGGATAAAAGTTGCAGATGCTGTGTAACGTCGCCGCCTTACTTTAACCTACGTGATTATGGTGTACCAGGGCAAATAGGACTTGAGCCAACAATGCAGGAGTACATTGCCCGACTTGTTGAGGTATTCGCCGAGGTCAAGAGGGTACTGACTGACGATGGTACTTTGTGGATCAATATAGCCGATAGCTACTCTGGAAGCATGAAAGGCAGCGCAGGTTATCCGCAGCATGCTAAAGGCACCAAAGAGGCTGGACGTAAAGGTTTATTGGGGCAAAAGGCTATTACGAATTGTAAGTATGATTTACCTGCTAAAAATCTAATGGGAATACCTTGGCGACTTGCATTTGCCTTACAGGATAGTGGTTGGATATTACGTCAGGACATAATATGGTCAAAGTCAAACTGTATGCCGGAGAGTGTACGGGATCGCTGCACTAAAAGCCATGAGTACATTTTCTTGTTTGCCAAACGGCAGAGATATTACTTTAATGCTGAGGCGATCAAAGAGCCTATTGCAAATAGTACGATTGATCGACTTGCGCAAGACATTGAACATCAATCAGGATCCGCACGAGCGCACGGCGGAACAAAAAACATGAAAGCTGTTGGCGGAAGTAAAGGTGCCTTCGGCGGTGTTCAAAGTCGGCGTAGAGGTAGTTGTAATAAGAAGCGTAAAGAACGTCCAGTACCAGGAATAAGCAAAGGCGGTTTTGCTGGAAACATTCCGTTTGAATACGTTACCGATTATCGTAACAAGCGTAGTGTATGGAATATGCCGACGACATCGGGAAGTGGTAAAAATCATTACGCTACGTTTCCAGACGAGCTGGCAGTTAACTGTATTTTAGCGGGTACTGCTGAAGGCGACATTGTACTTGATCCGTTTGTCGGCAGCGGGACTACTTGTAGAGTAGCTAACAGGTACGGCAGGCAGTATATCGGGATTGATCTTAATCCCGCATACTGCAAGGCAGCGGAAGCAGATATACCGATAAATTTGTTTTAGGAGATCAACATGAAAATAGGACTTGTTGATGTAGACGGACATAATTTCCCGAACATCGCCTTAATGAAAATATCAGCTTGGCATAAAAGCCATGGGGATTCGGTCCAATGGGCTGGAAGCTTAGAGCATTACGACAAGATATATATGGCTAAAGTTTTTACTTTTACACCGGATGACGTTCAGGCGTACCAGACAGACGAGATTGTAAGAGGTGGTACTGGTTATGATCTTACAAGTCGTTTACCGGACGAGATAGAAAGTTACTATCCTGATTACAACTTATACAGCATCAAGGATACGGCGTATGGCTACTTGACCAGAGGTTGTCCCCGTCAGTGTCCATTCTGCATAGTAGGTCAAAAGGAAGGTGTACAGACGTATAAAGTTGCTGATCTGCAGCAGTTTTGGCGTGGGCAGAAGCACATAAAGTTGCTTGATCCTAATTTGCTGGCTTGTCCGGATTGGGAAAATTTGCTTGGACAACTGGCTGATAGCGGGGCATGGGTAGACTTTACACAGGGGATTGATATAAGACTGATGACAGATGAAAAAGCGGCGGCAATAAATAAGGTCAAATACATCCGATTACATTTCGCATGGGATAATTTTGCGGATACAGTAAGCCTTGAAAAACTGAAAGAATATAAAACCGCATTCAAAGGTGATTACAGCAAAAGAGTGGTTTATGTACTGACGAATTTTAACAGTACCAACGAAGAAGATTTATGCCGAGTATATACACTGCGTGATTTAGGTTACACACCTTATGTAATGATCTACGATAAATTTAAAGCTCCACGAGAAACAAGGTTGTTGCAAAGATGGGTTAATAATAAGCGGATATTCAGATCAACTAAAAAATTTGAAGAATATGATTGTACGAGAGGTTAGTTAAAACGGCCGCGCATACTAACTATATACAAGCATAAAGGGAAGTATACCCCTGCGGAGGTGATTAGCCCATAGGGGAGCGGCCTTTTAAATATAAGATTGGAGTGGTAAGGCATGAAGCAATACTGTCGTTATTGTAGTAACTGTATGGATGCAGGCGATATTTATTATTGTGACGCTAAAGCAATTCCGAACACAAGCATAAATGCTATATTGCCAATAGAAAAATTAAAGCGTGTCAATAAATGCAAAGATTTTTGCTTTTGTGCAGTAGATGTGTTAGATCCGATAGGGGATAGACGATATAAACCGCGACGTCCATCTGTTCTGAAAAGAAAAATGTTAGAAGAAACCTTGTTCAAATAAAGGAGAACGGTAAATGAAACCAATAAATATAAAAATTATGATGGCGTTAATCGAAAAAGAACCAGGCGATCAGTATGTACCAGTATTGAAACCAGTACTTATGCAGATACTGACTGAACTCAAACATCTGCGTCGGAAGAATAGTCAGCTCGGCGGGAAAGTGGCTCGGTATCGGAGAGAAAAGGAAGAGCTTGAAGATGCCTTGGCGATGTACCAATGACGACGTGGAATGAAATGCCAGCACACCTTATAAGTAAAATACGTTCTGATAGCGTAACAGCGCCGGCGAATTTACCCGGGGCTGTACCTGTGCTGAAATATGGCAATAAAATAACCGAAGTGAATGGAATTGCTTTTGATAGCAAAAAGGAAGCAGCCTATTACGAAGATTTACTTTGGCGGCAGCGTACCGGTGCAGTAAAAAGCATTGAATTACAGCCTGAATTTGTTTTACAGCCTGCTTATGAGGTCGCAGGTAAAAAGATAAGGCCGATTATTTATCGAGCTGATTTTAAGGTGACGGAAGCCGGCGGTCATGTTTATTACGTCGATACAAAGGGTATGAAAACACCGGTATATCTATTGAAAAAGAAGATGCTGCTATATCGTTACCCGGACATTGACTTTAGAGAAGTTTAAGGTGGTGGAGTAGTGGAGAAAATTAGAAGTCTTATAGGTATGGTATCAAAAAAGAAGTTTTTTTCGGCCTGCAAATGTTATGAAAATAATAAATATGGTGTTGATTATGTCAAACCACAACTTTGCATAGATGAAGAAAATCATCTCATATTTTGCGACCGATGCGGTGCAGTTATAGATCCGTTTGCAGCAATGCTCATGGTCGCAATTTTTGAAGAACGGCAAAACCGTGAATGGGGTAGATACATGGAAAGTGCTAGACGGTTTTGGAAAATAGCCCACAGCTATAAACCATACAGAGTAGCACTTAAAGAAATGGAAAAGAATATGGGCCGGGGTAATAATGCTATGTTGCCCTGCTGCCCAAAATGTGACAGAGCATTTGATCCTGCAGATATCAAAGCGTATGTTAATAAAAAATATGTCTGCGATTAAGGCGGTGGAGTAGATGATTGATATTAGTAAACCTATTTATGCGAAAATATATGATTATGACGAAGCTTACTGCGAATCAGACTGCGATGATACTTGCGGCGCCTATATCATCAGAGAGGTAGAAGAACTGCATTTTACAACAAAACGATGCGAGGCATTTATTAGGTATAATGATGGTTTTGTTAGTAAGACATTTAAGTTGTTACCACAGACAAAAATTGAAGGAGTGCCAAAATGACTAAATTAAAACCTTGTCCGTTCTGCGGTAGCAAAGCTAAGATGGAAAGAACGCCAATTAATCCTTATTA